GGAAGCCTTGTCCCGGTCGAAGATATCATGAAGTTTGTAAAAGAAGAACAGCAAATCGATAACAGTCAAGAAGTAGCGGATGGGATTAGTAAGATAGTTCAGGGCTTATATTGGTACGATCAGGAAATTCTCAAGATGTATGTGGAACTTGGCTCAGTCCGGAAGGTATCAAAGCAAACGGGTATTCCACACACTTCAATTTTTATCACAATTAAAAAAATTAGATCATGTATCAAATCGCAGTTGGTGTACTAGGGTCGGTAGGGTTAACCCTGCTTTACTTCTACATCCTTAACTTTCCTAAATTTTTTAAGGAAGTCACAGGTAGGAAGTTGGTCAAGCCCTTCTCATGCTCATTCTGTATGTCATTCTGGATCAGCTTCTTTTTTCTAATTTTAAAAACGGATTTACTTTCTGCAATATTTATAAGCAGCGCAGTACCCTTCATCTACCTTTATGTGGAAGATCATTTCACTAATAAATTTGAACTATGACACCTGAAGAAAAGGCAGTCTACCTCATAATGAAATTTAAGTCAAGCGAAGCTATAGACGGTTCTAATGATGTAAGGGATTTACACGCAGCGAATAGATGCGCAATAATAGCAGTTGATGAAATATTAGAAGTGATAGACGAAACTGATGACCTGATCTACTACAGATCAAAATTTACATTTTGGATGAAAGTAAAAAACGAACTACAAAAAATATGACACCTGAAGATTTAGAACTATTCAAGAAGCACATGCCCCTGTACGAAAGCTACAAGAAGCACGCATTTATCCGTAATTATGACAAGGAAGTCTACACGGAAATGATTCACCTGTATACCACTTACGTAAACCCTAAGCACAACTTCAGTCACTGGTGCAGTAGCTGTCGGATGGAGTTGGTAAACTACCTATATGGGTGGTTCACAAATGAAGAAAATACTACTTGGTATCGGCAGCAGGAAGAAGAAAGTGCCGAAGTACAGGAGGAAGCATTAGCACCAGCAAAAAGAGGAAGAAAACCTAAAACCACATAATATGGAAACCAAACCAAAAGTAAAGCTAGGCAATGGCAAAAAAAGAAGCGCATCGTGGATCACAGCAGCTATCTGTATATCGGATGCTGAGGCACACGCATACACCTATGAGGGAAAGAAGTATGTGAACATTAATATCAATGTTTTTGATGAAGCAAATAAATACGGAAAGGATGTAGCCATTACCCTAAACGATTACAAAAAAGAAGAAAATTTAAACCCTGAGGTTAACAAGATGCCTACAGCACCGGTGACCTATGAAGCTGAAGATTACGATCTACCCTTTTAATGAAAAAGCACACCAAGATTTACATGGAATATTTTGGCTACACGATAGCTGATTTTATTCCCTGTGAATCCTGCGGATCTCAGGCAGTAGACATTCACCACATCAAAGCTAGGGGAATGGGTGGAAGCAAAACAGCGGATCAAATAGAAAACCTTATGGCCTTGTGCAGGATCTGTCACGATACTATGGGGGACACCAAAAGCTACAGGGAATACCTAGAGGAAAAGCACCAACAAAAAATGAATCAACCTAAATAAAAAATCATGTCAAACTTTCAATTGAATTTTAACAGCGAAAAAAAAGTAATCAGCATCACCCTTGACAATGAAGATGGAATCTTCGATCTAGCCTACCTATTCAAGAAACTTTTAGATGATGCAGGTATCCCGAACAAACTAGAGGAAAAAGAAGTACAACCTGTGGAGGCTTTGCAAGTAGCAAACGAAAAGCTAGACTAATGGAGATCAGAAGCGTTAAACTTTCCGAGATCAAAAGCAATCCTAATAACCCTAGGATTATCAAGGATGACAAGTTTAAAAAGCTAGTCAAATCTATTCAGGAGTTTCCTAAGATGCTAGAGATCAGGCCTATCGTGGTGAATTCTGATATGATAGTCCTAGGGGGAAACATGAGACTTAAAGCCTGTAAGGAAGCAGGGCTTAAGGAAGTGCCGGTGATCTTTGCGCATGATCTAACAGAAGACGAACAAAAGCAGTTTATTATAAAGGATAATGTAGGCTTCGGTGAATGGGATTGGGATATGATTGCGAATGAATGGGATGCAGAGCAGGTGGAAGAATGGGGTCTTGATATTCCAGAGTTCAGCATCAAGGAAGAACTAGAAGCGGAGGAGGATGATTATGAGATGCCAGATGAAGTTCAAACGGATATTGTCCTTGGTGATTTGTTTGAGATAGGAGAACATCGCTTGCTTTGTGGGGATAGTACGGATAGTGATGCAGTTGCCAAGTTGATGAATGGGGAGAAGGCGGACATGGTTTTTACTGATCCACCTTATGGAGTAAATATGAATAGAAGCGGAAAAATTTTAAATGATGATTTAACAAATGAAAATTTATTTGATTTACTAAACTCATCTTTTGTAAATAGTATATTATTTTCAAAGAATGCTCATTCTTATTGGTGGATTGGTTTTAAAGGTTATTCCCTAATGGAAAAATGTTTTTTAGAAAACGATGTTAAAATTGATAATTGTATAGTTTGGAATAAGCCAAGTATAGGACTAGGAAAAACAGGCTATAGATACAAGCACGAATTGTGTATTTTTAATGGTGAAATTAAAGATAAGTCTTTGAGTGATGTTTGGGATTTTGGAAGAGATTCTCAAGGTTTGCACCCGACAATGAAACCAATAGATTTAATTGAATACGCGTTAAAAAATTCAAGTATAATTGGGAATAAAGTATTGGATTTATTTTTAGGTTCAGGGTCTACAATGGTAGCAGCGCACCAACTTAAGAGAAAGTGCTACGGAATGGAACTAGATCCTAAGTATTGTCAAGTGATAGTGGACAGGATGAAGAAACTAGATCCTAGCCTTGTAATCTTAAAGAACGGTATTCCGTTATAATTATCAAAAGTCAACACTATGAAAAAGCCTGAGACATCTGTAATTGAGAAAGCCATCGTGAAGGCATTTGGAAACCTTTCTACGGCTGCAAGATCATTGCAGGTAGACAGAGTAACCCTGTACAAATGGATCGAGCAGGAGGGCTTAGAACAGGCTGTAATCGAAGGCAGAAATACTAGACTTGATTTTGTAGAAAGCAAGCTAGATCAGAAGATAGATGGCGGTGATACTACTGCCATCATTTTCTTTCTAAAAACTCAGGGCAAATCCAGAGGCTATGTAGAAAGGCAGGAAGTAACCGGGGCAGATGGGAAGAAACTTTTCGAAGTGACCATTATAGATGGCGCAGATTAAATTAAAAACCAACAAAGTATTCAGGCACCTAGAAGAAAGCACGGCTAAAATAGTAGTGCAGCAGGGGGGTACCAGATCAGGAAAAACCTTTAACATCCTGCTTTGGATCATCTTCAGCTACTGCCAAAGAAACGAGGGTAAGATAATTACGATATGTCGAAAGTCTTTTCCTGCTTTGAGGGGTACGGTAATGCGAGACTTTTTTCAGATCCTTAAAGATCACGATATCTACTCAGAAGATGATCACAGCAAAAGCAATAACGAATACAGGCTTAATCAAAATACGATAGAGTTTATAAGTTTAGACATGCCTCAAAAAATCAGGGGTAGAAAAAGGGATCTACTTTTTGCAAACGAAGCAAACGAATTAACGCAGGAAGATTGGACGCAACTTCTGTTCCGAACCAACGAAAAGGTAATTTTAGACTATAACCCTAGCGAAGAGTTCCACTGGATCTATGATCAGGTGCTGACTAGATCAGATGTTGATTTCTTTCAGACTACCTACAAGGATAACCCATTTTTAGGCGATGTAATCAAAGATGAAATTGAAAGGCTGAAAGGTATAGATGAAAACTATTGGAGGGTTTACGGCCTAGGAGAAAGGGGTCAGGCGAAGTCCTTGGTATATACTTTTAGTACCACCAAAGAAATCCCAAAGGAAGCAAAGCTAGTAAGTTATGGCCTAGACTTTGGCTACTCAAGTGATCCTACTAGCTTGGTGCGCACGTATATCTTGGATGATAATATGTATGTCGATGAACTGCTTTACAGAACAGGGATGACAAACCAAGACATAGCAAATGAAATGAAAGTATTGGGACTAGATCGCAGTAACGAAATCTATGCGGATTCAGCAGAGCCTAAAAGTATTGAAGAAATCTACCGGATGGGATGGAATGTAAAGCCTACTATTAAGGGATCTATCAACATAGGGATTGACATAATCCGTAGATACAAGCTGATCGCAACCGAAAGCAGTTTCAACTTGATCAAGGAACTCAGGAACTATAAATACATCGAAGATAAAAATGGTTTGCTAACTAATCGCCCCGTGGATAATTTTAATCACGCACTGGACGCACTTCGCTATTCGGTAGTGAATAAGATTTCAAAGAGCCATCTAGGTAGGTACTCCTTCAGATAGAAACATAAACCAAACAAAATATATTTAGAATCATGTGGGATAAATTAACCGTTGGGCAGTTCATAACCTTGTACGATATCGAGGCAAGCCAAAACCTAAACATCATCGAAAAGCAGCAGAAAATGCTAGCGGTGATCGAGGGTAAGAATGAGCGGGAGTACGATGAATACAAATACCGGGACTTGATCAAAGAGTACGGTGAAAAGCTATCTTTCTTTAACAATATTCCAGAATCAAAGCCTGTTGACTTCCTACAGGCAGGGGATAACCGCTACAAGTTCTGCTATGAACTTCAGGAGATTACAGCCGGGCAGTATATCGATATCCTATCCTTCAGCGGTGAGATCATGCAGCTAAATAAGATCGCTGCCTGCTTCTTTCTTCCTATGGAGGGTGACAAATACAAGGGCTATGGGGTAGTGCCTCACGAAGTGGTAGCAGATGATTTGCTAGATGCTAACTTCTTGCAGGTTTACGGGTGCATGCTTTTTTTTTGTCAACTATTCAACGAATTAATCGGCAGTACCATAACCTACTCAATTCAGAACAAGGAGATGGCGGAGAAAGCAGTCCGTTTATGGCACGCTGGGGGTGGGTATTTAGTACAAAACAGGTGGCAGATTTCAACAACATAACGGTAAACGAAGCTTACGATTTACGGGTAGTTGAATATCTTAACTGCCTAGCATATTTAAAGGATTATAACAAGCACAAGGATTTAGAATATAAGAAATGGTCGTTGCAACAAAGGAACAGGTAGACGCTGCATTCAGAGTAGGTGTAGGAGGCAGGAGACTAAGGGATAATGAATATATCCTAGATGTTGAAAATATGCTTGTCACCAACATGAAAGAAGCTATGCTAAAGCTTGGTGGAACGCTTGCTAAAAACCTATCTAAAAATGCACCTGTAAGTAGTGGTAAGCTTTCAGATCCAGAAACTTTTTATGTTGATAGCGTAAGAGAAACCAAGACAGGATTCAGACTAGAAATAAAAGTAGGAGTTGATTATTACGACTACATAGATAAGGGTGTAAGGGGTATCAGGAACAGGCGCAAGACTTATCCAAATGCTGACGGCAGATTCTACCAATTTAAAACATACGGGATGCCTATCGAAGCCCTGCAAAGTTTAGAGGGATGGATGAAGCGCAAGAATATGGAAATCGAAGCTACCAACCTAAGAATAGCAAGCGGGGATGAAACCGTTGCAGGTAGACAGATGCTACCACAGATTTCAAGCAGTGCAAAGCGATTGGCGTACTATATTAAAAAGTACGGTATTGAAGGCCGTCAATTTATTAAGCAGTCTATTAATGAATCAACACCCCAATTTAATCTAGACATAAAATCCATCGGAAGCGATTCCCTAGTCCTAAAGATAAGCAAATGATAACCCTAGTTCAGCCTACCAATAGCATCCTACCTGCATTCAATCGAATCAACTACACGATCAGCAGCGACAACGCAAACCTGCCCGGGTTTAAATATGTGGTGAAGGTTTTTAATACTGCAAACGAATTGATCACTCAGGCATTCTATGACTCCCCGGCTAATCCTGCCGACTCTGTAGAATTTGATGTGAGCAAATTTGTATCTGTAAACTTTACGTACTCAAGCGGATTCTATCAGGTAGCAACTTCAGCAAGCAACACCAACGTGATCAAAGGGTACTACCTTAAGTGCTATGAATACTACGAAGTAGCAGGGGTGTTTCAGATCGTCTCAGCTTCAGAAGTGGTGAGTGCTACCAAGTATGCCTTGGCTGCTTCTTTGCCTTTGCTAGAAGAAAATAGTTTTGCTGCGGACATAAGCAAATACAATGGGGTAAGCAACACAAGTTACCTACCATTAACAGAATGGACTACAATCAAATCAAGGGAAACAGATGCGACTGTTTTAGGGTTTATCAACACAGGGCTTTTGACAAATGTCGAGTTATTGGTCACCTATGCAAACGCAACTACAGCAACCTACACTATTGCGGTAAGCCCTAACCCTCCAGCGGTTGTACCTTGCGTGACCTACTTCCAGATTACCCCTTTGACCTATGGGGGAAGCATCGACAATATCCAGCTTTTCGCAAATTGGAATAACGGATCAGCAAGAAGGGCAAAGTTCGCAACTATCTTCATTCAGTCCTGTGGTAAGTTTGATCCTATGCGATTGGCTTACCTAAACAAGTACGGGGTTTATGACTTCTTCAACTTTGACCTTGTAAGCAAGACTACCTTCGATGTAGAAAAGAAAGGATACGAGAGAAACTACTCAGGCAGCATTTATGAATCGGACGGGATCAGGGTTAAAAATATCAATCCAATCTACTACACTAAGGAGACCCAAAAGTGGAAGATCATAAGCGACTATTTAACGGATAGTCAAGCTGAGATCCTGAGAGAGTTGTACTCATCACCGTTGGTCTACATGAACTTGGTGAATGATAACTACATAACCCCATCATGGATACCTGCGAAGCCTACAGCGACCTCCTACGAGGTCAAAAAGACTTCGGTGGATAAAGTATTTAACATTGAACTAGAACTTGAATTTCAGCTTATAAACAATCGACAGGTAATATGAGCGCAAGACTATTTGTAGAAGGATACGAGGCAGACACGCTAGGGGATATCGATGTTGAATTCACCTTTTCGGTGGCTGATATCAGCGACATCGAAAGAAGGAACACAAGCTTTTCCAAGACTTTAACCCTGCCAAGTACTGCGAGAAATCAGCAGCTATTCGGGAACATCTTTGATATTTCTGTAGCAAATGATATCGTGGCAGGGGCTAACATCTTGTCGAATTTCAACCCGGCAAAGCAGGCGCAAAGCCAAATCTTCTTGGATAACGTGAAGATCTTTGACGGGGTTTTAAGGCTGTCTAAGATAGTCAACAGGGAAGGGGATATCACCTATGAGGTGAATATGTTTGGCAGGCTCAGGGACATCTTAGATGCCTTGGGTGACCTAACCCTTGCAGACCTAGATTTCGATGACTATGATCACACCTACAATCAGGCAAATTTAGAAGCAAGTTGGTCACGGACTGAGTGGGTATCTGGAGCGCAGAACTATGTCTACCCTTTGGTGGATTACGGATACAGTGCTAATGGAATAAACTACCCTTTAAAAAACTTTAAGCCTGCGGTATTTGTAACTGAGATCCTAGAGCGGATATTTGACGAAGCAGAATTTGAGATTCAGGAGCCAAAATTTTTTGAATCTTTCTTTTTCAAGAAGTTGATTTTGTTGACTGCTGAAAAGAGCATCACTAGGGAAGTGCTGAATTTGCTAGATCAAAGAACAAACCTACTTACTCAGAACGTAACCTCCACACCTAGCTTCTCACAACTCCTAGTTTTTAATAGCGTATCTGCTCCTAGCTTTACGATTAGTGGCGGAGGTACCAAATTCACATACAATAAAACTCAGGCTTTAAATACGGGCTTGAATTTTAATGTTTCACTCAGTTTTACTTCCTTGGCAACTTTTACAAAGAACCTTTGGACTGTCTCTATCTTAAAAAATGGGTCGCAAATTCTATCTGAAAGTGAGACAGTAACCATAGTACCACTAGGGGGAACTTACACCTACAATATCGCAATATCAGGAGGGGTAACCCTTGCACTTAATGACTACTTTGAAGTAAGATTAACCGGTCAAGCTGTAGGGGGTGCAGGATATAATGCCAACATCCAGAATACTTTGACAGTAGCACCCGGTGGGGTTTTAAAAATTGGTAGCACGATCCCTGTGGCGGTCGATGTGGTAGAGGGTGACACGATGAAGATCAATTACACGATGCCGAAATCTATGAAGCAGCGTGACTTCCTCAAGTCTATTATTTCGATGTACAATTTGTACATAACTCAGGATAAGCTTCAAACAAACGTACTCGAGATCATTCCCTATAATGAGTTCTTTAAAACCTTTAAGGATGAGGCCATAGATTGGAGCGACAAGCTAGATGTATCCCAAGAGGTAGTAATAACCCCTTTGAGTGAATTGAGTGCGAAGGAGTACAGGCTTATGTTTGACGATGATTCAGATTATTGGAGTCAAAGCTATAAGACTAAATTCAATGAAGGCTATGGTGAAAAACGGGAAGTAATTCCGAATGATTTTGTAACAGAGACCAAATCTGTGAAGGTAGTTTTTGCGCCTCCTGTTTTAAGGGAAGAAGTAGCAGGGCGAGTGATGGTACACCTTTACAAAGTTGAGAATAACGTGAAGATCCCGGATAACTTCAAGCCAAGAATAGTATTCTTTGCTCCTCAAACTCCATGCCCTACAACATGGCAGATTCAGTATGCAGCAGGGGCTGTGACTTATAATTCCTACCCTTATGCAGGTCACGTTAACAGCTTGACAGATCCTGCATTTGATCAGCTATTTAGCTACCCTAAGGAAGTCTATTTTTCCATAGGTGCCTATCCAGAGAATTCAAATTTGTATACGGAATACTACGATAACCTAATTAGTTCGATAGGTGACAGGAACAGCAGGCTACTTGAAGGATATTTCTATCTAACACCAACGGATATTTCAAACCTAGATTTTAGAACGATCATAAAGGTAGGGAATCACTTCTTTCAGCTTCAAAAGGTGGATAAGTACAACCCGATTGCAAACGGCTTATCTTATGTTTCACTATTTAAGATCCTAGGTGAACTTGAGCCTGAAGATTTTGACTACATCCTTTTGGAGAATGATGAATTCCTGTTGCAAGAAAACGGGGTAAACAAGTTTTATATTTAATCGATATGGCAGATAAGCGAATAAGTCAACTAGTAGACAGGGGTACGGTAGTCAATAACGATGTTATCCCTATCGTAGTAAGTGGGGCTACCACTACAAACAAGGCAACCATCTCAAGCATCCAAACCTTTATGCAGGGTAACCTTGATCTAGGGGTCACTTCTGTAGGCATCACTTTTGGGACTACAGGAACGGATATAAATGCAAGCGGTTCACCTGTTACAAGTTCAGGAAACATAACTATCAATCTACCTACTGCAAGTGCTGTGAATCGAGGGGCTTTGAGTTCTGCTGATTGGACTACTTTCAATTCAAAGCAGGGTGCAATTACGCTAACCACTACAGGTACAAGCGGTGTATCTACCTTAGTAGGCAACACCTTAAACATTCCTAACTATACTACAGATTTGAGTGGGTATGTAACCTTAGGAACTGCTCAAACTATCACGGCACAGAAGACCTTCACCACAAGCGGAAGTTCTGATACGATGATAATATCCCATGGGAGCGGAAGCGGTTTTGCTTTAGATGTAATCAAGGCAGGAAATAATGAGGCTATCCGAGTGACAAAGACTAGCGGAAGCGGTAATGCTATGACCATTTCGGGAGGTAATTTCGAAGCAGGTACAATCGTAAAAACGGGCGGTACTTCTAGCCAATTCTTGAAGGCTGATGGGAGTGTAGATTCTTCTACCTACCTAACTACAGGCACTGCTGCATCTACTTACCTTCCTTTGGTGGGGGGCACTTTGACAGGTGGTTTAAATGGTACTAGTGCTAATTTTTCGGGTAGTGTAGGAATAGGTACAAACACACCTGAAGGATCAGGTTTGACAGTTGCAAGTGGAGGGATATTAGTTAGTCTTGATCCAGGTGCTGCTAGAAAAGTATTAGAACTTTATGCTACAAGTACGGGGGCAAAAGTATCTTCATCCTATGTTGGTGCTTCATCTTATGGTAGTTTAGAATTATTGACTTCAGGATTGGCAAGGCTTACAATAGCCGATACAGGCGCAGCTACCTTCTCAAGTAGCGTGAATGTAATTGAAAGCAATGGATCAGGCTTTGTTAAAGTAGGTTCAAGTTCAGGTAGAAGTCAATACCAAAATATAAATTTTGGAGGTGTTACAGGCGGTACTGATTATGGGTGGCAAGTTGGTAGATCACCACAAACAGGTGGTGTTGTAAATGATGGTTTTTATATATACGATCTTAAAACAAACAATGCTCCTTTTGTAATTGCTTTAGGAGGCAACGTAGGCATCGGCACGGCTAGTCCAACCACAAAACTTCATGTTGAATCACCTACGGGAACTGATACAGTTGCTAGATTTTCAAGAGGGCCAAGCAATGCAGGAGATGTCCTATTTGGAATAGGTGATTATGGAGGAGGCAATCAATGCAGAATTTCAGGACAGCAATTAGCCTTTGAAGTTAACAGAGCAAATGGTGCAGGTATGACATCATCTACTGCAATGTTTATCACTTCGGGGGGGAAAGTAGGTATTGGAACACTAGGACCTGATGGAACTCTAACAATAAATTCAACAACAACCTCTTTATCTGTAATTACAAACGCAGACGCATCTGCAAAAGCAGGATATTTTTGGCATCAAGCAGATTCAGGTAATAATCAATTGGTTCAATTTTTTACTGATAGTGGCGCAAATCAAAGAGGTACAATATCTTTCAATAGGGCTGCGGGAGTAGTTGTTTATGGTACTACATCTGATTATAGATTAAAAACTGAAGTTCAAGATTTTAATGCATTACAAATTATTTGCAATTTAAAACCTGTAGAATTTAGAATTGGTGAGGCAGAAAAAAAATCAATAGGATTTATTGCACATGAATTACAAGAGTTTTTCCCTCAAGCTGTGCATGGAGAAAAGGATGCAGAAGATGAAAATGAAAAACCTATTTATCAAGGTGTAGATTATTCTCAGTTAACAGGACTTTTGACTAAGGCAATACAAGAACTTAAAAAAGAAATCGATTCACTTAAAAACCAAATGCAATGAAAGTAACCCTTAACGAAGAACAAATCAAAATGCTTGAGGCATGGGCACAAGAGTTGCCTACCAAGTACGGGATGTCCTTCATCCAATTCCTAGCACAGCAAGTGCAGGAGCAGAACCCGAAGGAAGAAACAGAATAACAAATGGGGAATCAATCGATTCCCCTAACCTTTAAAAACCCACACCAATGGCTGAAGAAAATAAGATCATACTTGACGCAGATGTCAAACCCCTCAAAAAACAATTAAGGGAAGCAACACAAGAACTACAGCTTGCGCGTCAAAGGTTTGGGGATTTAAGTACTGAGGCCGTAGATGCTGCAAAGAAAGTAGCGGGCATCAGGGATAGCATAGAAGCAGCAAATGAACAGGCAGCTTTGTTTGATCCGGGTAAGAGATTCCAAGCTTTAACCAGCGCAGCAAGTTTAGCAGCTGGGGCAGTTGGTGCCGTTCAGGGTGCTATGGGTTTATTCGGTGCGGAGTCTGAAGACGTACAGAAAGCCCTTTTAAAAGTTCAGTCTGCAATGGCCCTATCTCAGGGCTTATCACAGCTTGCGGATCTCAGCAAAGTAACTGAGGAACTCAAGTCTTCCTTCAAAGGATTGATAAGCACCACTGCTCAAAAGACGGCAGCAACAGCAACGGATACCGCAGGAGTAGTAGCAAACACGGGAGCCAACACAGCACAGGCAGCAGCAACTACAGCAAGTTCCCTAGCAAGTAGGGCAGCAGCTGTATCCTTAAAAGTTTTGAGGGGGGCTATGATTTCCTTGGGTATCCCTGCCTTGATTATCGGCTTAGTTGCCGTAGTTCAAAACTTCGGGGCTATCAAAGATGCAGTTCTTAATGCT